AAGGATGTTCCTCCACCCGTTAGGGCGAGGAACCCAAGCAAGGTTCCTAGATTTATCCAGGATGCGGAAGGATGGAATAACAGTACTCGGGTTCCTGTTGAACCGAAAACACCGGTAGCAAAGACGTCTTTGGCGCCTGCAGTAACCGAGAATCCATTTGATTCACTTAAAAGTGGACCATCCGGTTTCTCGGGTACAACCTCAACCGCTGCTTCTCGTAAGAAGGAAGCGGCTTTAAAGAGATTGGACGCTGCAATCGCTAAAACTTCTACTCCGTCAGTTGACGTTGAAGAAGTTCCTCTTGCTCCCAAGGCTCGAGCGGTTGTCAAAGTTGCTGCTTCCCCTTCGGGGGTTGCGGCTGCCGAAGCAAAAGCTCCGGTTCCTCCATCTGGAGTAACTGAGAAGGCTGAACCTTTGGGAAAAAGAGGGAAGGCGGCTCCGATTGTGAAGATTGGAAACCCAACTGCTCAAAAGCAGGAGGATTCCGCTATCGCAAAATCGGCTTTGGGCCTAGTTGGTTTCGACCAACAACAGCCTACCGGGTCTAGGTCAGTTGACCTCATCTCCTCTCCAAAGTTAGACAACGCCAAGGTGCCCGAAAGTAAACTTTCTGACGCCAATGGATTTGTTAACGTTGAGTCTGTCTTAACCTACATAAAAGTAGATGACATTCTCATTCCTGCTGTGGTTCCTCTCGAAATTTTAAAGAGGTCAAAGGCATTACACAACGGTTTTATCCGCGGTGTAGGCCCCGTATGCTTCCCAAACACAATTGTGTCTGAGAGCTGGGGAGTACCTTTGCCCTACCGTAATCACGAGGGGAAGCTTGTTGTTCCACAGGGTGGTCAAAAACCACCACCGCAACAGGCAAAACCTCCGGTATGGAAACCGGCTTCTTCTTCTCCTCCACCTTCTAATGAAGTTGAAGGAGAACAGATAGTTCTGAGTGCTCAGCAGCCTAAGTCTAAAAAGGCCCATGCTGTAGAGGTGTCAGAAGCTTACTTCCCGGATGACGATGTGGCCCCCCCCTCTCTCTCTACTCTTAAAAGAGTTGAAAGAGAGAAGGAGTCAGAAAGTCCCGTCGAGGTAAAACTACCTGAAAAGAAGAAGAAGGCTGGTGTTGTTGTAAGGGTCCCGGCTAAAGCTTTAGCTAAGCCGAGTCCCCCTCAACAACAACAGGTCCAAGAGGTGGAGGTTGAGGCGACTATTGTCACTCAAGGTGTTAAGG